CAGTGGCGTAGCCATCGCAATCATTCTGCTCTTGCGAGATGTAGTAAGGCATTACTCAACCTCATAAACGGATTCAGGTGCGCCAGGGTCAATGCTTGATACTGCCTGCAACTGTGTCGTTGGAACGCCTGTGTGTTTGATGCTTGGCATATCCAAAGCCTTCAAGACTGCTTGCGGATCAAAGCCAACCTGTACAAGTTGGGCAATGATTTCAGCTCTTAACTTCATTCCAACTTCAGGGGCATCTGCTGCGTCAATGTTCTGTAGAGGTACGCGGTGTTGGTCGCCTGCCTCGCCTAGCGGTGATAAATCCTCAACAGCGCGAACATCATTAAGACTCAAGAAGCCTTCGCGAAGTCCTTTTGTGTAGGCATCGTAGCGTTCAATTGTTGTGCCGCGAAGTAGGGCGTCAAGATTAAACTTGATGAATCCATCTGGCTCTGGCAATAAAGGTGAGAGAGCTTGTTCAATTCTTTCCAATAATGGGCGCAGTGAGTGTTGCACGAAGGATAAGTTCTGCGCTTCAACCGATGCAAATGACATCGCGCCAGCAACAGGATGACCCAACAGCGATACCGGCACGCGAAATAGGCGGGCTATTTCCTCGACCCCGAAGCGACGGACCTCAAGCAGTTGGGCGTCGGCGGCATTTAGGGTAAGCGGTCTGAAAGACGCTCCACCAGTTAGCACGCCGATCTTGCCCGCTCTATATGGGCCAGTGTGTGTGATATTCCAATCGCGAGCAAGGTCTGACACCTGCTCTTCTGTCATATCACCTGGCGCTTCAATAACACCGCCAGGGTTGGCAGCATTTCCAAAGTATGAGGCGGCATAAACTTCAGCAGCCATCGCAGAGCCAAGAGTTACCCTAGCTGCGCCAATCGGACCTAGACCAAGTAATTGGCCAGGAAGTCTAAAGAGTGGGATGTGGACAATTTCATTAGGACTTAGTTGGAAGGTGAAGTTGCCGTAAGTATCGCGAACCATATAGCGAACAGGCTCTCCTGCGAATGGGCGTTCAACGCGAACATCACGAGGATTTAGAACATAAAGCTCAAGAACTTCGCCCATATCATTCATCACTTTAAGGATGAAGGCGTTTCCTTCTAGGTTAAGTGAAGCAATAATCTGCTCATAAAATTCAAGGCGTGTTGTATCTGGATTTGGACTATTAACCCAGGTTGGAACTTCGCCATAAACATTTACGTATGAAATTCGGTTGCGACCACGGCGAACATAAGCGCCAAGTGGTAGAGATGAAATCGTGTCGCCAAGTAAGCGAACACAGGCATAAACTGTGGACATCCTTATTGCGGTTTCAGAGTTGACATCAACGCCTGCTGGCGATGCGTATGCCGGTCTGCCTGGAATCAGTGGCTCAACAAACTGATTCTGCGCACGCTTTTCACCTGCTGCGCGAAGTCGTTTAGATAGACTCATTGCCTGCCTTTTCTGCTAAGTGATACCAACCGTCATCCCAAAGGGTGAGCAGTTTGTGGAAGTAATCTTCATATTCTTTGGCGATAACATCTAAAGCGTATCTGCCAACAGAATGTTCTCTGATTTTCTTGCGGTCTAGTGTTTTTACCTTTTCGGCTGCATCTATAAACTCTTGCAAGGTGCGACATCTGTAGCCTGTCAGACCATTGATGTTGTTCTCGGTAAATGCGCCCCAGTCGGTTGTAATAGTGGGAGTGCCACAGGCTTGGGCTTCAATAACAACATTGCCGAAAGGCTCGATGTATAAAGTCGGCGCGAAGGTAGCAATTGCCCCGCCCATAAGTTCGGCTCGCTGCTCTGGCCCTACTGATCCGACAAACTCGCCGTATCCTTTTTGTTCGCCAGGTCCTGCCAGGATGAGGCGCTTGCCTAGTCGCTCGCAAACTTCTTGAGCTATATTGAAACCTTTGCGTTCAATTAGGCGACCAATAAACAGGTAATAATCGCCATCGCCTTTGCCAAGTGGGAACATCTCAGGTTCCAAATATCCTGGTATTACTGCATCAAAGAACTGGCCGTCGGCGGTTGTCGGGTTCTTCCATCCTGCATAGATGGAGTGCATCCAAGCGTAGGATTCAAAGACTCGATACTTGCTAAAGACCCCGCCATAGCCAACGCCAAACTCTACTGACATTGCGTGCGGAAAGGCATCGGCAATTGGCTTGTGTGCTGATCCACCGATAAGGCAAATAAAATCACGCGCTTGCAAGTGGCCTTGCATCAGCCTAATCACATTGGCGTTAAAGATTTGCCAGTGCAAAGCATTGGTGTCGAAACTTGCCTGTGTGTAGTGGCTGTCGCCTACCGCCTGCGCCCGTCGCTCTTCTGAGATGCAAGTAATGAGTTTGGTAACTGGCGCATCTACTTGCTCGCCAGCGTATAAATAAACTTCGTGACCAAGGCTAGTCATCATCATACAAAAGCGCCTGACCTTTTCGGTGAAGGCGCATCCTGCGAACTCTTTTGTGACCTGCGTGTGTGGCAGTGCTACTACGTGAAATCTCATTACATCCCCCGATGTTTAGATTGTTTGAATTAGTTAAAAATAGGCACAATCCCTCAAGATTATGCTAGAGCCCTAAAGCCGCCAAATCTTCAGGTGTAAGACCTAGAGCTTCAAGCTTTGCTTCGGCTGCTGCTTTAGCAGTTGCTTGTGCTGCTGCTTGCTCAGCCTTCCAAGCATCATACTGATCAAAACCAGCTTCAAATGCTTCTTCAGTTATTGGCTGACATTCTAAGAATTGAATTCCGTCATATGAATCACCTGAAATTGTCCAACCGCCTTGCGGTATTAGCATTTCCAAAACTTGATAACCTTTTGCCATTTATGCACCTATTTCCATCAAAATAATTGAAGCATTGTCATTATATTGCGCTATTGCCGTAGAGCCGCCGACTGAACGAATTTGAACTTTGTAGGTTGTGGCTGAAGTTGTTGCAGGGCTATCTAAATAAGTAGCCGTTGCTGTTGTATAAAACTGACGTAAGTTTGAAGCTTGATTTGCTTCTGCAAAACCTTCATTGCCATTGCCCACAAAAATTGCAGTTGAACCGCGAAGAATTTGAAATTTAAAATAACAGTCATCGCCAGTTCTAGTTACGCCCATTTGATTAGACATTAAGACTAGGACTTTACTGCTGATTGAACTGGGCGTAATTGTTGCACTCAATCCTGTATCGCTCATTGTTGCAGAGGTAGTACTGAAATAAGTTCCATAAGTAGCCGACACAACCTGCAACACCTTTCCACCACCAGCAGGCGCAGCCCATTTCAGACCTGTTGCTTCAGCAGAATCTGCTGTAAGAATGTAGGTGTTTGTGCCAACGCCGAGTCTAGTCAAAGTGTCGGCTGCGGTTGCAACAACAATATCGCCTTTGGTTGTTACTAAATCAAATACAGGGTCAAGGGCATATTTCAAACCTGTTGCTTCACCACTTGCAACAGTTAGAAGATGTCCGTTGGTTCCACCAACCGCAAGGCGGGCAGCAGCATCGGCGCCTGTGCCGACGATCAAGTCACCCTTGGCGTCAATAACTTTTGGTTTAGTATTCTGGGCGTTATCCGCCAAATCTCTTGCTTTAGTCATTGACTACCTCTTTCCAACTTAAAGTTGCTTCATCCCAAACATAAATTTTGCCATCATCGGGATATGGAACAGGCGGCATCCAATAATAAGTTTCTGGGTCAAGTGTCCAGGAAGGATAAGGCTGTGGCGCAAAGAAACCAATGCCATCAAAACCATATCCAATTCCAGCATAATTCTTATGCAGGGCAGGGCTACCATCATCGCCATAATGAACGCCACCGTGAGTATTGTAAGAAGTCTTAATCCAAGTTCCGCCAAGATTTTGTATTAACCAATCATAACCTTCATCAAGGTCATTATTATTGCCAGTTAATACTCTCAAAACTACATTATTTTCATCAATTTCTGCCCAATGTGCCATTAATTCACCTGCGCTTTTGTATATCGAACGATTACGATTCCAGAACCGCCAGAACCTCCAGTATTCGAGCCGCCTCCGCCGCCGCCCGTGTTCGTTGTACCGCTCACTCCAGTTCCAGCATTTACTCCAGCGCCACCGCCACCATTTCCGCCAGCAAAAAGAGTTTTAGTTAAATTAGAACCACCAGAGCCGCCGCCTGCATACCAATAAGTGCCGCTCACATTTTGACCCGTTGAAGTTGCAGAGCCCCAAGATGAGTAATCGCTTGAACCATTACCGCCCGCGCCGTT